GGATGGACAGCGCCCGCCAGATGGGCCTGCCCTTGGCCCTCATGGAGCCCTTGGCGAGGTATCCTATCAGGCGGTCGAAGTAGTAGACGGAGAAGGTGCCGTCCCCGTTCAGGGAAGTGTGGACGGGGTGGGGCATTAGATCACCTCCCCGATCACGATGGCGTTCAGCTTCTCGACGTGGGGCGCGAGCTGCTCGCGGGCCTTGCCCAGCAGGGCGGCGTCGGCCACCGTCAGCAGGCACACGCTCATGGGGTGCTTCTTGGCGTGATGGGCGAGCTTGAGGGCATTCATGTCGCTGGGGTCCTTGCGGTAGGCGTCGATGAGCTTTTGCATGTTGATCTCCATTCGGTGGGTGGGGGCTGTGCGCCCCCGTTGGTGATTAGGCGGCCTTCTTGACCTTCTTGGGCTTGATGCGGACGACCGGGAAGGCAATGCCCTCAACCTTGCAGGCGTCGATCTGTTCCTGCGTCAGGAACTGGAGGAGGAGCTTCTCGTCAATGGACTTGCGGGCCTGAAGGGCGATGTCGAGGTCGGCGGTGTCGCCCTCAATGAAGCCGTAGCCGTTGACGATGTCCACGACATCCTTCTTGGCGCCCTTGAGGGTGGTCTCGGCCTTGTCAAACTGGGCCTTGGCGCCGAGGTAGACTTCGACGGCGGCGGTGCGGTTGGCGAGGTAGTCGTGGATTTCTACGAACATATCAATCTCCATCTGGTTCGTTCCGGTCTCTATCTCGACCGTAGTTATTCAATACCGCGAAAGTATTTCGCCTGTCAACTGGGTCTGTGAAGTTATTTCGCCTCCCGGTCATTTAGTTGTTCCATCAGGATCTCGATGGCCTCCAGCGCCGTGGCGCCGTAGCCAATCGGATCGTCTTCCTGCCCGTCGTAGTCGTCGGTGACTGCGCACCAGTCCCAGCTCTTGTGGGGCGAGCTGGCGTTGAAGCTCACGATGATTTTGTAATTGGTGGTCATGTCGATCTCCATAATTTGGGGGAAGTCGAGGGGGGTGTTTCCCCCCTCCTCGGGGTCAGCGCCCGTAAAAGTGGCGGATGTCCTGCGTCTCGCCGGTCAGGTGATCGCACTCGTGGCCGAAGCTTTCCAGCCAAGCCTTCATCTCCTTGTGGGCGTGGAGGTTGTTGGCGTCGTAGTCCTGCCAGACCAGATCGGCCACGTCGCCGGTCACGTCGGTCACGGTGCCCGCCGCCAAGTCGATGGTCATGACCTTGGCAATGTCCTCGGCGTCAACCTGACCGTCAATCACGTCCTTGACCACCTCGGCGAAGGTCTGGATGGGGGTCTCGCTGATCCAGTCGGTGGGGGTGGTGCGCTCGTTGTAGGGGCCCTTGCGGATGATGAGGGTGAAGGTGTTCATGTCGATCTCCATAAGGTTGGGGGTAGTTGGGGGCCGGGGCCCTTGTCACCAAGCTGAGTCTGAAGCTGTACTAACGCGAAGCTTGCCATTGGTTTCTGTGGGGAGTTGAAGAACTTTGTATCCGGGGAACGCCACGGGAAGTGTCTTGTCCATGAAGTGCAAGTGAGCAATACCTTCAACATCATCCTTGCCTTCAACTCGAATGGTTTCTCCGGTCGTGACATCCTGAATTACAGCGCCATCCATGCGGGCGATCTTGAAAGTGGCGGAGTAGGTGAAGGCCTGCTTGGTCATGTCAATCTCCATGTGGTCATCAGCAACCATGCAAGGAGATTACGCGAAGTTATTTCGCCTGTAAAGGGGGTTTGGCCCCTGTGGATAACTTTTTTGCAAAATAATTTCAGGGGGACGTTCCGCCCGCAATTCTGGGGGTCATTGTCCTTTAGCCTGAGAGGGATTATCTTTGATGGGAATGTGAGGGGCTTGAACATGGCTGTTAAGAAGGCGATTGCCTCAAAAGAAAAGCGTCCTGTTGGGCGCCCGTCGCTGTACCGCCCAGAGTATTGTGAGAAGGTTATCGAGCTTGGAAGGCTGGGCTGTTCGCCTGCGGAAATCGCTTCAGACCTCGATGTTGATCGGGCTACGTTAATCAGGTGGACGGATGAACACGAAGATTTTCGCACAGCTCTTACACGCGCGAAGATCCATGAACAGGCTTGGTGGGAGAAGGCTGGCAAGGCCGGGATGGTCGCGGACAAGTTCAACGCCGCCGTCTGGACCAAGTCGGTGTCGGCCCGGTTCAGGGACGATTACTGCGAAAAACGCGAAGAAGGCCCGTCGATCACTATCGTCACAAACTCTGCGGTTGACGTTCGTCAGCTCGACGCTGACAGTCGTGACGCCCTGCGCATGGCGCTGATGAGCGCCGGGAAGACCATCGAGCACGACCCGGGAGAGCGGTGATGCTCCGGCTTGATCCGCCGCTGCCGGTCACGACGCCCAAGGGGCCGGGCCTCGCCCACGTCCTCATTGACTATGGCGCCGAGCACGATCTCGTCTGGGTGGTCTTTCAGGACACCGGCGAGTGCTGGTCGTGGCGCAATCAAGATATTAGAGCGCAGGCGAACGTCACGATGGGGAGGAAGATATGAAGCCATACCAATCCTGCGGCCCCCACTGGACCTACGGCTGGCTGCGCCGCCCCGAGATGGACAGCCACGACGAGGGCTACTGCTACGAGGCCCCGGACGGCACCCTCATCTATTCCTCGCAGGAGGATCACATGGAGGTGATGACCCTCTTCGAGGTTTATGACGAGGACGGCAACTCGTACCTCGTTGACCGCGTGGGACTGAGCTGCTGATGGCGCGATACATTACATATGGCGACCAGAAGATCGACATCGACCAGACGCTCTACGAGCTTGACCTTGTCGATGCCGAGGAGAGCCTCGCCTCGTTCGTCAAGCAGGCGTGGCACATCATCGAGCCCGGTCAGAAGTACGTCCACGGCTGGCACATCGACTTCATCTGCGCCCACCTTGAGGCCATCACGGACGGCGTCGAGTTGGACAATGGCGAGCTGTACAATCGCCTATTAATTAATGTCCCGCCGGGCCTAATGAAGAGCCTTCTCTGCGGGGTATTTTTTCCTGCGTGGGAGTGGGGTCCGCGCAACATGCCCCACCTACGCTACGTCTGCGCCAGCCACAGCCTCGACCTCGCCATCCGCGACGGCCTGCGCATGCGGCGCCTGATTACGTCCGAGTGGTATCAGAAGCGGTGGGGCAACCGGGTCACGCTCACCGGCGACCAGAACCAGAAGACCAAATTCGAGAACACGGCCACAGGCTTCAGGCAGGCCGCCGCCGCCGGGTCGATCACCGGCGCCCGAGGGGACAGGGTCATCATCGACGACCCGCACAGCGTCGATGGCGCCAACTCCGACGCCCAGAGAGAGAGCACTGTGCAGTGGTTCCTTGAGGCGGTTCCTACGCGCCTCAACAACCCCGACAGTTCGGCCATCATTACCATCATGCAGCGGCTCCATGAGGCTGATGTCAGCGGCGTCATCCTCGACAAGCGCCTCGGCTACGATCACGTCATGCTCCCGATGATGCTGGACAAGACCCGCGTCTACCCGACTAAGCTGGGCATCGTGGACCCCCGCGAGACCGAGGGCGAGCTGCTCTTCCCCGCCCGCTTCCCGCAGGAGGTCGTGGACCGCGACAGCAAGGTCATGGGCCCCTACGCCACCGCAGGCCAGTTCCAGCAGGAGCCAACGCCCCGAGGCGGCGGCGTCATCAAGGCCCAGTGGTGGGAGACGTGGATGGAGGACGGCTACCCGCCCTTCGACTACATCGTCGCCAGCATCGACACGGCCTACACGTCGAAGACTGAGAACGACCCCAGCGCCATGACGGTCTGGGGGATCTTCTCGGGCGACATCGCCACGTCCGCCCGGTCGGACAACTTCGTCAGCCCACGGGGCCGGTTCAAGAGCGTCGAGGAGGAGGCCGCCCGCTTCGACGAGGGCGTCCGCATCCGCGACATGCTCGACCACAACCCCGAGTCCGTCCCCCGCGTCTTCCTGATGGGCGCGTGGCAGGAGCACCTCGAACTGTCCGCCCTCGTCGCCAAGGTCGCCAGCACCTGCCGCAAGTTCCGCGTGGACAAGCTCCTCGTCGAGGCCAAGGCGTCCGGCCTGTCCGTCGCGCAGGAGATCCGGCGCCTGTACGGGGCCGAGGAGTTCGCCGTCCAGCTCATCAATCCCGGCTCGCTCGACAAGCTGGCGCGCGTCTACTCCATCCAGCACCTGTTCTCCGAGGGCATGATCTTCGCCCCCGACCGGGCTTGGGCCGATATGGTGATCCGCCAGTGCGAGGTCTTCCCCAAGGGCAAGCACGACGATCTCGTGGACACCGTCAGCATGGCCCTGCGCCACCTGCGCGAGACCGGCTTGCTCGTCCGCGCGCCTGAGCGTATGGCTGAGATCGACGCCGGGCGCCGCCACATCGGCGCGGCCCCCGCACCACTCTACCCAATATAAAGGCCAAGCCCATGATCCAAGCCAGCGCCACCGTCGATGTCATCACCCCCAACACGCCCAAGCGCATCGGGAACTTCCGGGTCGAGGTCTGGGGCCAGTCGCCCTACGACTTCGTCCGTCACTATGAGATCATGGCCCAGTCTGATACAATCGCGGCACAGCAAGGCATTGCCCGCTTCGTCGCGGAGATGGAGGCAATGCCCGAGCCGCCCGTTCAAGGATCGTAACCATGCCTTTGCCCGGCCTCGCGCCCCAGAACATCCGCCTGCCCGGCCTGCCCGACGCGGCCATCCCCATGGCGCCAGACGTGATCATTGAGGCGGACGACGGCCCGGCGCCGGAGCTGAACGACAACGAGCCAATCCTGCGCATTGAGCACGACGACGGCTCGATCTCGATCAGCATGGACGGCAAGAGCCTCGTCGATCAGCCCGGCAAGGCCAAGGGCGCATGGTTCGACAACTTGGTCGAGGACATCGACCAAGGCGCGCTGGGCCAGATCGCCGACGAGTTGCTGCGCGGCATTGAGGACGACATCGAGAGCCGCCGCGACTGGATCGAGGGCCGGGCGCAGGGCATCAAGCTGCTCGGCCTGAAGCTGGAAATCCCCGGCTTGCAGGGCGGGTCTGACGGCGCCCCGGTCGAGGGCATGTCAAAAGTCCGACACCCCCTCCTGCTTGAGGCGGTCCTACGCTTTCAAGCGAACGCCCGCTCGGAGCTGCTCCCGACTGACGGCCCGGTGAAGATCCGGGACGACAACAACAACGGCACTCTGGAGGAGGACACGCTCGCCAACTCGCTTGAGCGCGACCTCAACCACTACCTGACGGCCACGGCGTCCGAGTACTACCCCGACACCGACCGCATGCTGCTGATGCTGGGCTTTGGCGGCACGTCCTTCAAGAAGGTCTACTTTTGTCCCCTGCGCGGGCGCCCGGTGTCCGAGTCCGTTGATGCCGATGACTTGATAGTCAACAACAGCGCGACCGACCTGCGCAACGCGAAGCGCATCACCCACCGCTCAATGATGCGCTCGTCCACAGTCCGGCGCCTACAGATCCTTGGCGTCTACCGCGACGTTGACTTGCCGATGGCCAAAGACCCCGACCTCGACGCGGCGCAGCGCGAGGAGCGGGCCCAGCAGGGCATCTCGGCGGGCTCCTTCCGTCCCGAGGACCGCGACCGCGAAATCTACGAGGTCTATTGCGAGCTGGACATCCCCGGCTTTGAGCACAAGTACAAGGGCAAGGAGTCCGGCCTTGAGATCCCCTACCGGGTGACCATCGACCTGTCCTCCCGCGAGGTCCTGTCCATCGTCCGCAACTACGACGAGGACGAGGCGGCGCTCCCCGAGGCCCGCACCAACTTCATCAAGTACACGTTCGTCCCCGGCCTCGGCTTCTACGACATCGGCCTGCTCCACATTCTCGGCAACACGACCAACGCCATCACGGCGGCTTGGCGCGAGCTGCTCGACTCGGGAATGTACGCCAACTTCCCCGGCTTCCTCATGGCGGACAATGGCGCCCGGCAGAACACCAACATCTTCCGCGTCCCGCCCGGCGGCGGCGCGCTGGTGAAGACCGGCGGCATGCCGATCAATCAGGCCATCATGCCCCTGCCCTACAACAACGGCGCCGCGCCCTCGCTGATGAGCCTCGTCAGCAACATGGCCGAGACCGGCATGAGGGTCGGCGGCACGAGCGAGATGCAGGTGGGCGAGGGCCGGGCCGACGCGCC